TATACATCACATACAACCGTACACATAATAAAAAGTATTGGCACAACGCCCATCAACATACCCACGGCAAAAATACCAAAAATAACTTTGTCTTTCATATAATTTTCCTAACAAAAAGGTGGTCTATAAAACTCAATATCTAATGCAAATATCTGATTCTTCAATTCGCGGACTTTTTCAGCCGTAACTTCCCCGACCATACACCATCCAACACGGTTCTTACTAAACCATCGCTTATCTACTGAATAAGCATAAAACATAACGCCCCCGATCATTTTAACGTCGCCCCTTTTGACTCCGTTTTCGTAACCGTTTATTTGGACACCAAGCCCGCCGTTCCACTGGTACTTGATTCCGTTTAAATCAAACGATTGATCGTAAATTAATCCAAAAAATTTCATTACTTTTTCCTTGTTCGCGGTAATTTATTAGGATTGATTGGTTCTGCTTTACCAAAGCGTCCGGATGTTTTATAGATATACCCGGCCTTAATTTCCGTAATAACTCCGAGCACGCGAATTTTACAGTATTTATCATAATCATAAGATATGACCATACATTCTCTCATAGGGGCTAACCTACCCGGTTCATCACCGAGTTGTGCTATCGGGTAATCCGTGTACGCTATCATATAATTCATCTATCCTAAGGTTGTAACAATCTGCCTTAACCGTAAACCAATTATCCCCATCCCTCTGGCCTTTATATAGCTTGCGGGATTTTTGGAAATATTCGGCCTTTGTGATAACCCCCAGAAACCAAGCCCGGCCCCACTCATTTTTGATGTACTCGATACGCACGAACGCATAAAGATCGCATTTTTGCACCGTGTTGTATGCGGCCACTGAACAATCGTAATGCGGTAGGGGCTCAGAGGTAGATCTTTTGGTTTTAACATCGACGGTACGCCCGTCAGGAAGGATTATATCATAGTCCAGAGTGTTTGTCAAGTCCCCGCCCAAAATAAATTGAGCCACACATTCACCAAGAAAGCCGCTCATGTTTCCGTCGCCGCCCGTAATCGACTTTTTTAACTTGCCCATATCTCGGGACTTAGCCCAAGCTAGTCGATGCATTTCTTCTGTAATTTGTACTTCTATCATGTGCTCCCCGGTGCTTTGTAAAAGTTCATTTCGTGCCCGTCTTTTTTTAGCTTTTCCGATGCTAATGTTATTCCGTATGTTTTGATTTCATTTTCCACATGATTACACATTGGAATATCTGTTCCGGGCCAGTTTGTTTTATAGTAGTGACACAATCTCTTGCATCTAAAATCTGATCGCCACTTATTAATTGGTTTGGGCAAACTAGATGATCTTATTTCATTAAATCGTTGTTTCATCATGTTCATAAATCTATCCTTATCGGATGTATCAAAACATAATGTGAACGGGCCCCCATCCCGAAGAAACAGGATGGTCACTACGATATGCTTATATTGAGGATAAAGCCTAGATACTGCATAATAGTATAGTAACAACTGGGCGTCATCATATAGCTTAGCTTCGGTTTTTTCTTCGCCCGTAGCCCAATTTTTTCTTGCCCCTGTTTTATAGTCACATAAATGAAGCGTATCTTCACTCTCAACAACCAAAAGATCCATAGTCCCCTTAATAGAGAGAATAACGTCTTGACCTTCGTGTTTAAATTTGGCCCAAGGTTCGTTAATCTCTAAATCAAATCGGACTTCCGGAGCTAATATTTCTTGATTCCGGGGATCGTATTGTCCATTATTATACGATAGAGCCGCATCAACCATCTTTTTACAGAATGGATAATCTTCCTTGAATTTATACTCGATATGAGGGCTATTTACAGTGTAGTGCTCATAAGCCTTTCCTAAACACTCAAGCACGAAATCGTAGTCATACAAGCCCGCCCGAGTAAATGATATGGTTCCTAATTCGGAATCATCAAAGGAAAAAATATTTTCATCGGGCCGCTCTTGTAACATTTTTTTACAATTAGCTAAAACCTCTAGGGTCTTGTGCGTTATTGTGCCTAAGTTGGCTTTTTTTTGCGATGGTTGTTGATAGCCAAGGTTATAAGTTATAAAATAACTCATCTGACAGTATTCCCACTGAGAATAGCTGGACGACCTAAAATAGAAAACTGGTATCATTATTTATTTCTTATAGAGGTATTATCTGGGAACCAATAGTTTGTATAATTCCTTGCCAATCATAGCTAATATAGCCACTATTCCAAGGTTGTTTAAATAGAAGGGCACCCCCACCGGCGACCCTAAATTTATTAACGTTTTCAATGTAATCATCAATTAGGGTGTTTTGTTTATTTGCCATTAGGAATTTTTTACTACCGACCATAAAATCGTTAGTCTTTAATCCTAGGTATTTCTGGCCCCATCGGTACTTACCAATTATACAGGCCTCGTCGGCATTGGGGGACGTACATATAGTAACATCGCCCATCTGCTTAAGCTCTTTGTATAAATCGATAGCCCAAGGATATGGCTCAAGATTCTCCCAGAATTCGTGACCTCTTAGGGGCCCCCAAAATTCTTTGGCGGTAATGCCCCATTCTTCATAAAAGTTCCAAGTTACTATATCATCATGGGTTTCGGCAGAACAATGCATGTATAGGGCCCCAGTAACAAAGTCACATAAGACGCCATCCATATCAAGAAGTATATTACTCACCTTGCCACCCGTAGCTCTCGATAATTCTTAGCAAACCGTGACACGTATCAACAAGATCCAAATTGGCATTGTCTAGTACATCTGTGGCCAACCCCGGACTAAGACCCTTCTCAGAAGTATGCGTATCGCTCAATCCCCGAGTTAGCTGAATGATTTTCCCGCCCTCGGCCAAAATAGCCTCGGCCTCATTATCGAATCGAACGTCCGTAATTACTGAAAGGGCCGACCCTTCATCTTTAATTTGGTCCATCAAAGATTTGGTCCAAACGGGAGCGTACATTCGGCGAAAATTTTCGGTGCCCAAATATTGCATAAACTCACGTCCAGTCATAGGGCCGGGCTTATGATAAATAACACCGCTTAAAACTTTTTCATAATATTTATTAAGCTTACTAGCAATTTCTTCGGGTGTTAAATCTTGTGGGGTTGACTCTGTTGTAATTCCCGGCATATTTTCCCAAAGCAAATGTGGCACAATCTGATTCTTCTGATCATCAGTTCCATATAGGGCCTCTCGGGGAACATCAAATAGTTTTAGACAGATTTCCTTTAGATTGGCCGCGAAACTATAACCCTTAACATATGGCCATATTCCGGTGGTAGCCCACAGAGCAAAGGCCGCATCGGTTCGTTCGGTATCTAACAATCCTTTTATGGGCTTGTCATTCTCTGTATAATGAATGTAAAGTTTTCCATCATCATCTAGTTCGAAATCCGTGATTAGATCATTGGCCCGCATCTGATATCCATGAAGGAAATTCCCCAAAGTGTTCTTGCCAGATTTTTTGCGTCCCGCGATTCCCAAAATTCTCATATTATACCTTTCAAAAGTTCTTGTAATTCGCCCGCCATATGATCGGCAGGATCGTTATATATCATTTCGGGAACGATGTAATTAAATCGCCGCCCACACATTGCTTTAATTTGACTGACCGCTTTACGCCCAGCCGAATCCATATCTGTCATAATGACTACTGTTGTACAACCGGACATTTCAAGCAGAATTAACTGGAATTCCGTAAGGGCCGAACCCATAATGCCCACGGAATTAAAATATCCAGCCTCCCACAATCTCCATACATTACCCTGACCTTCGACTAGAATAACCACTCCGGAATCCCGTATAGCATCCATAGCAAGATTGAGTCCGTATAAATGCTGTCCCTTCTCTATGATTGAATCATATTTCCATTTAGGGGCCGAATCATCCATAGAACGCCCGGCCATACCAACAAATTTATAATCCTCATTATATATTGGACTACAGGCCCGCCCAAACATAAAGGCCGTATCATCTAAGCAGTCCCCGATATCAAACTTAATAAGGGCCGCCTCAGAAAATCCGTTCTTTCTACCTATAAAATATGGCGAAGGAATTATTAAATTCCGGATCGCATATTCTCTATCGATAGAATACTGATACAAACGGTTGGGGGTTTTTTGAAATTCCGCCATCATATCTAGATAGGCCTCATAGGGCCGAAATTCCGGCGTAGTATCTACTAAGTATTGGGCCCCGAAGAAATCTACAACCTCATCATAAGATATATTTTTCTTTTTTGCTCTTGTTAGTGAACCCCTAACAAATCCAAATATTCCCGATCCGTATTCATTGTGACACCCATGAGTCCAGCACTTCCAGCATAACTTATCGTCAGCAAAAATAGTGCATCCGGATTTGTTATCTCCACCATGAACTGGGCAAGGAAAAAAATATCTATTCTTCGAGGTCGTATAGGTTATCTGTAATCGATCCAGAACCTCCGGAATCTGATCCAACGGTAGCAATATCTGGAACTGTGATTTCTGTGTTCGTTCGGAGTAGTTCATTGCGGGTCGGGCCTATTTCTATTTTTGAGTATTGTCCTCTCATTCGTACATTGATGTAGTCGCCGGGGTCTAGGCAAGGGCCATAACGGGCTACTATGGGCGTCAATTTACGGTTATATGGGGGATTTACTCCTGCGGCAACATCGTCGGCCTGTTCTTCGGGCGACTTCTCTTCAAATTTAGTGTGGGAGGTACATAACCAAGCTATGCGGTCGGATTGGGCGATATCATTAGACCTGCTCAACTGAACAAAAGATAAACAGGGGACATCATATTTTACGCAAAAATTATGCAGGGCTGTCATTTGAAATCCCATGATTTGGTATTCTTTCATAGAATCATTCAGGCCCTCGTCCGAGGTCATCTTTAGATAATCATATACCACCAAACATTTGTTAGCTTTACCATCCTCACGGAATCCAACGTCTTTATAAATCCATTGGCGGGCCATAGACAGAATAGTTTCAAACGAACAGCCCGAGACATTCAGGTGGGATATTTTCATAGCATCAAAGCGTTCGGCGGCTTTCTGGGCTCTCTCATATTCTTCGGGCGAAATTTCCCCCCTAGTTAGTCTATTAACGTCGATCATACAGTAGTTAGCAATGAAGCGGTTTTTCTGACTATTGTAATCCATTTCTGTATCAAGTAATAAAACCGGGATATTATCTCGGTCGGCAATATTCATACCGATCTGGATTCCAGTTGTGGACTTACCAACCTTGTAGCGGGCCGAAATTAGGGTAACTCCGGTTCTGAGGCCGCCCCCGATAGCTCTATCTAAGGCCTCAATTCCGGTGCTAATACCCATCATTACATTAGGGTTGGCTATGAGGTAATCTACATATTCCATCAGGCCCTCTGTTAGTTTGACGGGCTTGTTACTTGATGTATTATATACCTCGGAAGTAAGACTTGATACGGGCCCCTCAATACTACTTACTATCTCTCCGATATCCTCGTTTCCCGTAAAAGATTCGAGTTTATTCTTGCAGGCCTGTAGAGTTCGGCACCCGTCGCGGATAACCTTTAGTTTGGTTAGTTTTGAGGCGTATAGCCCGATATTACTTTTATGTACCGGGAAATTATACAATGAGCGTATATAGGCAATCTCATCGTCTTTAGCAATGATTGAATCAAATCCCATGCTAACGGATTTTGATAGAATGGTTGATAGATCGGGTTTGCCCCCCTCAATCATCGTAGCTTTAACACATTCAAACAATATCTGATTAGTTTGGTCCGTAAATGTCTCGGTTGTAACGAAATCTACGTCGATATAAGCTTCTAGGCCGAACTGACAAAAACAGGCTAAGAGGGCCCGCTCAAATGCTAAATCTTGCTGCTGCATCATACTGTTTTTTCCTTTGCTGTTATTTCTTTCAATCGCCGTAAAGCTCGCAAATATCTCATACCCTCAAGGTGATTAGTAACCCCCAACATCTCAGAAGATTCTTTATTGTTTAAACCTTCTTCAAGTCTTAACCAAAGTACCTCCTGATCGTTTACTGGTAGCTTCTTTATGTCTGACCTTATTATATCGGCTAGTTCTTTGTTCGCCATTTGCTCAAGATGTTTTTCATTAATCTGCACATTATCAATATGAATATATCTATTTCCGTTCGGAAGTACCTTATCTTTTTCCTCCCGGCCCACACTTCTCTTTTGCGACTCAAAATGATATCGGTGCGTGTTTATGATCTGATCTGTGGTGATTCGATAGATCCAATGGGCAACTGTAAGATTTTCTTTTTCAAGAAATTTAGGATAACGCCTGTAAGCTTCTATAAAAACTTCCTGTAGAACATCCTCGGGCGATACCCTACTTCTAAGCTTATTATCTAGGCGGCTATAAATGTATCCAAGAAGTGGTTTAGAGTAAGTTTTAACGATTTCATCGAATGTCAAGTTCCCCTCCATTATGCAAGTAAGAGTGCAGGCGTTTTAGGTCCGCTTCGGTTTGGAATAATTCCATAGCCGGATAAGAAACGCCATGTTCATTATGAATGTGATCCCTCAATGTGCCGGGCCCTCTATAATACCAAGGCCTCGTATCTGGTATTTCGGATGGAATCAGGGCCGTATACCTTTTGATAATTTCTTTGTTTGATTGTTTTAGAGGGAGCATAGGTTCGGGCTTAATTTCGATTAGAGGTTTTATCTCGGGCTCGATATTAACCTGTTCAGCCTCTTTCACTATTTGAATATTATATTTAACTTGACGCTCCAACAACCAAGGCCCGCCCAAAATAATGGACGAGCCTAAGAGTGCTAGAGAAATTGCGTTAGGTCCCGACAATTTCATATATCCCCTCCAAGAAAGATGGCAGGTATTATAATAAACCAGATAAATGGATATACAAGTATTTTCCATAAATCCGAATCTTTACCACCGAGTACAATAAGCGGAGCAATAATAAAAAATGATAAAATAACTCCACAAACATACATTCCAAGAAGAAACATTGTCATTTATCTACCGTAAATATTCCGGGTATTTCCATACCCATAAGCCTGTCCATTGTGCCAGTCACGATTACTACTGTAGCCATTATAGCCCCCATAAATATTGGGCCGGTCATAGTGGCCGTAGTTCCAGTTCCCGTTGTAGGAGCCGTAGTTGTTATACCCGCCGTATACGTTGGGGCCCCACCCATAAATTCGGGCTTGAGCCGCTTGTCTACGCTGGAATTCTCTCTGGCGTTCTAGTCTATCATCTGCTAGGGCCGAACATACGAGAGCCCCCACAAACACACAAACCGAAAGCCCCTTCATTATCTTAAGGATTTTTCGCATCGATTACATCCCTTTGAGCAGCACTATATTGAAGGTCGGCAGTAAATCCTGTTTTAAACAATCTAATAGCTTCGGAATTAGCTGTACAGGCACCTGCAAAATTTTGCACGTCATAATTGCTAGTTCGGGCTACATTTGTTCCGATGGTATTACCTACGGCAAATGCATCCTGATTAGCCCCGAGATAAATAAACTTCCAGTTATATGTAGATTCCTGATGCTGAACCATTTCCTTAACTTTAGAAGCATTGAATTCACGGGAAGCATTTTCTTCACCGTCAGTCATAATCATAACTACAACCTTATTAGGTCGGTCGGCCTCATTCATGGCTGCCAAATTCGCCCCAACCTTATTAACGGTTTGCCCGATAGCATCATAAAGAGCCGTCATACCCCGAGGTTGCAAAGTATACTCCGGAACATTATCTTTATCAAGCTTAACTCTGTCATGGATAGTATTAGCCAATGTATTAAATTCTACCAATGTTAGAACCGTATCGGTTCCGTCATTAGCCTGATCTTTAATAAATGCGTTAATAGCCGGTTGAGCCTCTGCTTTACAACTCCCCATACTTGTAGAGCTATCAATAATTACTACTAGTTCTGTTGCGTCTCTCATTATTCTTCCTTCTTTCCTACAAATTCGATACTTTCTACCACTACATAAGTTTTGGTCTGGGTCGCCCCATCCCGATCCCACTTGTCTGTCTTCAAGCGGCCCTCTACTAATACTTCCTTACCCTTAGTGAGCCATTCCGAGACCCGTTCGGCCCGCTCGCCCCACCAATCACAGTCAATATATAGAGTTTCTTCTTTGCCACCATATTTACGGTTTACAGCAATGCTGAAACGTGTAAGTTTTTGACCGCCCACTTCTCGCTGGGTGCAATCGCTAGTGATTCTGCCACCCAAAATAACTTTATTAAACATCTATTCCTCATACAATTCATAAAAAATAAAAGAAAAAATCGATATTGCATAACACACATATGCAATTACCATAAAATAATCCCTAAAGACCTTTGCTTCATACAGGGTTATTCCCGTTATAACAAAATACAATATTGCTATAATTCCGAGCAAAATAGCTTTTATCATATATTAGTCCAAAAATTGGTGACGGGCTTGTTTTTCTCTTTTGCATACTCTACCGTATAGTATGTACCCCCGGAATTCGCCAGAGGATTTAACAAAGAAAAAATATGGTCAGCGGAGTCTACCATTGCCCGATCACGTTTTAGGAACGCCACCTTGGAATAATCCTCGCTAACATATCTAATGACGGTCGCTCTTTCAAGGATGGAGTCATATCTCTTTCGGGCGGCGGCGGGCCAGTTACTTCCCTGCGTCTTAAAGGGAACATACATATGCAGGGGGATTTCCAAGTGTAGGGCTAGTTCGGCAAGCCAAGTGTCGAAACCGAGGGCCGCCCCACTTATGACCGTTGTAGCCCCCAACATACCGAGTTTAATGGCCATTTTCATACTAATAGTATCAATCCACGGATGCGGATCGGTGAAGCCACAGGGGCAAAATTGAGGCCGGTGGCCCGTACCTGCAATAATCATGTTTTTTCCTTGTTCATTAATTCGGTTAATTCGCTTTCGGTCAACTTAAGTTTTGTTAGAGCAAACCCTAAAAGCTTTTGGTATTTTTCCGATATCATATTCAGATCTATTGCAATATTTTCAACGTCGTCATAGGCTGACTTATAAATATGGTACATATCTTCGTAAGTGCCATCACCACTCCAATTTATCCTATCAGTTATTTTATCTAGTTTTTTTGTAAACCTTTTAAGATCAATCATTTATTCCTGCTCTGCAATAAATGTGCCGCTAAACATAATTGTTTTGCCATCTTTTTTAAAATATACTCTGCAATCAGCAGCATATTCCCGTTTAAGCCCGGTATATACTTTATCCATCGAATAAACCTTGTATGTTTCCGGGGCAGATTTACGGGGCATTGGAGGAATATAACCTGCTAATCCGCATGATACAAATAAGAATCCTACAAATAGGATGCAGGACGATATGTACATAAACTTATTATTCACTTTGATTCTTTCTAAAAAATTTAATTATATCCTT